TTCAACTTGTTCCAATCTATATTAGTTGGCATGGCTTTTGCAAGTGTTTCATATTCTTTCTCATCTATGTCTTGATAAGGAGCTTGTTTATATGTATGTTCACTAAAAGGTAAAAAGGATATGCCTGATACCTCATCAAAGTTTTTGAATACCCACGCACCCACTTCCATCCACTCATGTTCCTTTACAGAAACAGTAATAGATGGCTTGTGTTCACACCAATGTCTTTGGAACATTAGCCAATAGTCTAACTGCTCAATAGCAGTCATGGCAGTTCGTGTGATTGCACCTGTGGGTGATTTCATGGGGAAACTAAATACTGCAACACTATCAGGTTTCATAACATCAGGCTCTACAGGTATACCCATCTCTTTCATAAACTGTGTAAGTGGGTCTTTGATATCACCTCTGACAGTTCTAACATAGTAGTCATTGTGTCTTGCATGAATACCTGATGCACTATCTACTAACTGTGATACAGTTCCTGATGGCTTGATACAAGTGATTGCAGTTGACTGTGGTATATCTAATACCTTAGATATTTGTAAGTTTGTTTCTACTGCAACGTGTCTTAATTGTTCAAGAGTATCTTCTAGTGCGTGATTAGGAGATAGCAAAGGACAATCTAATATACCTGTAAGAGATACACCTAGTAATCTTTCTTCCTCTGTGTTATGCTTCCACACTTTACGTAAATATTTAAACTCAGTAAGTGTAGATTGAAACGTACCAAGTATAGTAGCTAATCTAACTTTCTCTTTTAGGCTATTCAAGTCATCTGTTTCTCGTGCAACAACCTCAGTTAAATTGCAGAACTGATAGGGTCTAAGTATAATCTCACTACAAGGATTACAACCAAAGGCATAGTCAGAATCACGTCTTCTATTCTCTTCTACTTTTTTCTTGGCAGACTTACGATTAAATATACCACGTTCTCCTGATTTAGATTCATACAAGGCTAACCATTCTCTCATAAATGTACCCATGTCAGGTTTACCTTTGTAAGCAACAGAGTTGTTAGCCAATGCTCTATGTCCTTCATTCTCCCACCATGAGCCTGACTTTGCGTGTCTCATTTGGTCATCATTAAGATTGGATAGTGATATAAGAGCAGAACGTCTTACACCACCAACAACAACAACTTCGCCAATCTTACACATAATATCATGACACTCAATAGGATATAGTCTTCTACCTGCTGCCTTTTTAAATATAGCTATGCAGAAGTTATATAAGTCAACTAAAGGTTGAGGACCTGATGCCCTGCCACCAAAAGTTTTTAGTCTTGCACCTGCAGGTCTAACCTGTGATACATCGAGAGATGGTATCTGTCCTACATACAACATAGCAATAAGTTCTCTCAATGCCTTTGCCCACTCAGGTCTGCTATCACCTACCTTGATAACTGTTGTGCTATTCTCAAAGTGTTCATTAACAATAGGTAACTTATCTACATTTTCTCTTTCAACAGAGAAGCCTACACCTGTGCCACACATAAGTATATACATACATTCGTCAAAGGAACGTGGACTATCAACAGGTATATAACTACAATTATATCCTGCAACATGACATCTGTCTAAAGCAACACCTGCAGTCATCAATGCCCTCATACTTGGCATAACACCAAGAGATAGTATGGAATCATTAATCTTCTCTCTCAATGCCTTTGTTAAAACATAACCATGCTTTTTCTTTAAATGCTTTTCCATGTAGTCAAAGTATCTGTCTACAGTTTCTGTCCAAGTTTCTCTTCTCTCATCTTCTTCTCTCCATCTTGCATAGCGAGACAATGCAATAAAATTTTGATAATCTGTGGGTAGGTAGTTTCTCATTTATCTCTCCATTAGTACCTTTACTTGTTTAACTGACACACCATCTATGTCATAAAATAACTCTCTTGTGTAGTCTTCAAAATCTTCTCTGACATCACCATCTGAGGGAACAGGATACTCCTCTTCATCTACTTCAATAGTAATCATCATCTTAACTCGTATCATCTTCTAGTTCATCTATTAATTCATTGAGATACCATTGTGCCTTCTTTAAATCTTCAACACCATTCTTATACCTGTATCTCCAAAGGTATTTCATAATATTACCCTGCAAGTAATACTGAAATCCATCATCCGTCATAGCTTTGATAGCATCAATGCATTCAACACCTGACTTGTTATAGTGAGGTGGGTGATTAACCATATCCATTATTTCTTTGTGGTCTGATTGTTCCTGTGCTTGTTTTCTACGCATCTCTCCTACCTCTCTAAATTTTTTTGTTAAAGCAACGTCATATTGACCCATGATTATTCCTCAGGCTTAAAAGATACTACCACCACGTTGTCACGTTTGTCAACAATCTTTGGCTTATTTTGTTTATTATATAATTCATCTTCTTTTTCTAAAAACTTTATTGCTCTTTGTCTTAAATATTCATCCTTTTCCATCAAAGGTATACTTGCACATATCACTCTACAAAATTCTAATACTCCATAATAGTCATCATCACACAGAGGATTATCTGCAGATGAAATAACAGAGACATCTACTTCTCCTGTCCATCTTCTGTCTTCAGTCATTGTAGGTTTTACTTGTATAATAAAATCTTCAAGATTTAATTTATCTTTTATTGTCATGCTATATTTATAATAGAAGGGTGTTTATTCTTACCCTTTTCTTTTATCCATTCCTCAGGTATAGTTGTATCACTATACTTAAAACCATTTTTGTCGCACCATTCTGCGTAAGTTGTTTTAGAACCTGTGTATAATTTATTACTACTATTACCAAAAACAAATCTAATATCAAGAGAGGGATGTTGTTCTTTTATAGCTAATGCTCGTGTTCTTTCTCTTGCTTGAAAAAAACCTTTGGCTTCAATGATTATGCCATTACTTAGTATAAAATCAGGCTTATAGGTACGTTGAGTTAAATGAGACCATTTAATTCTAACAGTCTCATATTCAAACTTAACCTTTTTACTTTTTAAGTCTTCGGCTATGCCATGCTCTAACGCACCTCTAAAGCCATCTTTTAAATGTGCTATTGTTGGCACTAGAGTATTCTTCTCCATCCTGAAAAAGGATTAAATTCATACTCTGACCTACTATAATCATAGCCAAGTGCCTTCATCTCTTCTCTTACTGCTTCGTCTGCTAACTTCTTATTTTCCATAGCTTCACGTAAGCCTTTGGTCTTCATTTCACGAAGAGTCTTTTTAGCTTCGGCTAGTTCTTTTTCCATATTAGAAATGTCCTTTTGTAATTCTTCAATCTTCTTTACATCTGCCATTATTTTACACTCCATATTTTTTTTGCTTCCTTTACCATGTCCTCTGACCATTCCCATTTGTCAAAGTTAGGATACAACATAGAAGCCAACTCATGCTTATCATTACTGATAGACAAAAACTTTTGAATACTAAAAGCCACCTTTTTCAACTGCTTTTTATATGCAGTTAGTTTATCTAGGGTATATACTTTGTGTCCTTTTGGACTAACAAAGAATAAATCTATACCCTTGTCAGGATATGCCATAGAATATAATGCCATCTGTCTTTTCTGTGCTTCTGTAGGTTTAGATGGCATCCTATTTGTAGTTTTTAAATCTACTATCTTATCTTTAAATAAGAAGTCTACATATCCCATAATAGGAATTGGTAAATCCTCAACTTGAACTTCCACTTTTTCCTGATAACTTTCAAGATTATCGTACTTAAAGTTCTTGTCGAGGATAGTACCAAAACTACGAAGAGCATCCTTTTCTTTCAAGGTCTTCCCATCATTCAAGTCAACTCCTGATTCGCAACACAATGCAATAAACTTGCTATCAAGAGCTTGGAAATCAAAGAAACCTTTCTCATACTTGTCAGCCAAGACATACTCTTCTGTAATACCTCTTATGGCACTAGCTCCACTAGAAGACCTAACACCAAAGAGATACCTCATTGTCCACAACGACATATCAGAGATGTACGTATTAATACTGCTAGGAGACAGATAATTAATGTTGTGGACTTTGAAGGGGTCGTTACTTTTCACTAACTAGCATCTTCCATTTTAACGTCAATGAAAGAATCTACAGTTCCCATATCTTCTACATTTACTTCCTTCTTAACTTTCATATCCCACTCATTAAATATATAAGTGTTATAATTATCAATCCAAGCCATGAAGTTAATAAAAGTTTCTTGGTCATCTTTAGAAACCTCTACTGTGTCTTGTAAATCTAAAGTATATGTAGGTAAGTAAAAAGAATTACCATTAGGAAGTTTCCTTTCCTCAGTATTCAAAACAATAGTATGCTGAACAGGTAGTCTTTTAACTTGAGAAAACTTTTTAAAAGGCTCACCCATAGTTTTAAATGCATCTCTATTGTCTATTTCCCAAATAAAAGGAATGCTATCCTTCTTTACTTTACTGCCTGTGTCATCAACTGCACCAACCAACTCAACTGTGCCAAATATAACACGAACTCTTTTGATTTGTCTGATAACATCCTGTGTTTCTACAGGCAAAGCCTTAAAATCTTTAATAAAACCTGAAGGCTTACCACAATTAAACTTACCTTGATTGTCTTTTAAATCAACATTCAAGTTGTCTGACATTATGGTTTTGTGATATACC